CGCACCCTTGACCACCTGATCTGGTGACGCAAGATCCCGTCCTTGTCGAATAGCATCTTCTGCATCCATCTTTATTGCAGCGGAAATGCGAGAAGCGTAGTTCGGCCCCGTGAACAAGCCCTGCTCAGTAACACCAAGTGCCATGTTTGCTGAGTTCAGCGCAGACATTTGGTAGCCAGAAGTCAGAGCCTTCTTTGCGGTGTTGATCGCGCCATCTAGTGTGCGTGTTGATTCTAATGGCTCTCCACCATAGAAGATGCTGCGCTCGTAAACATCGTCACCCAGGTTCTCGCGCATCCATGCAGCAATCTCGGGACCGTTCTTCTTGATGAACGGATACTCCGTGATTTCTGAAACGATGCTGGAAAGAGCAATGTTGGCAAACCACGAGATCGACGGATCGCCGACCATGAACTCCATCATGCGCGGATTGATGTACGTTCCACCAAGGCCGTCTTTGTCGTACCATTGCTCTTCCGCGCCAGCGATCAACTTGCCAAATGCCCCACCAAGAACCCGAATCGGTCCCGCAGCGTCTTGCATCGGGAACGCGATCTTGACCGCAACATCGTTGGGAACATCGGAAATGTTCTGGTACTCGTTGCCCTGATCGTCAACAATTGGGTTGAAGCCGTCCCACATATCGAACACGCTCTGGTAGTACAGAGCATTTGCCGGGTTCTTCCACAGCAGCCGAGCGGCGACTAGTTGGCTATTGAAAAACGCCTGCGGGAACGCCATCAAATACCGCGCCATCCAGCCAGCGTTTGTCAAGTTACGCACCGAGTACATCGTGTTTTCGACGCGAGCCAGCGAACGACGGTAAGCGATCTGGCGGATACGGTCATGGACAACGCTGTTGTCCACCTTCACGCCAGCGCGTCGAGCGGCCTCGATCTGCAACTTCATCTCTTCGCGCACGTAGTAGCGGAAAAGCGGCGCACGGGAGATGCGTGTTTCTAGCGCACCGAACCCTTTCCAAATTGCATCTTGGAAGTTCCCAAAAGGGCGATACGTGTAGTCGCGCCAGTTCTTCGTTTGCATTTCCAGTTTTCTACCCATAACTTGAGGCAGATTCTGGCGACCGATCAGGTAGTTCCCTACCTCGTCAACCGTGATATCGCGAGAAAGAATCGTTTTACGCATACCCTCGTCAGGGAACAGCATGTTCGCCTGCTCGATGGTGTCGTTCAGCCAATTGGTAAGACCCTCAGGGGTCCGCTCATCCTTCTTGAGAAGGTCAAGAATGCGAGCGCGGTACTCAGCCCCATCGGGGCTGTCCAGGTACGCCCTGATTGACTCGGGGCTATCGCCCCGCAGAATACGACCGCCAACCTCGTCCAATTCGTTACGGAAGTTGCGGTTCGCTAGACGCGTTACCGCGTCAATGTACGAATCCCAATTACTACTTGTCGGAGAGATAGCCTCCAACTCCCCCTGCCGTAGCCGCAAACGGTCGCGGGCTTCGGAGGTTCGTGACGCGGCAAGGAAACTGTTGTAGCCGTCGTACTCAGTCTGGTACGGGCGAACACCTTTGACGTTGGGATCTTCGACATCGAGTACGTCGTACCTCTGGCCGTCAACCTCAAACTCCCAGCGGCGATCTTCGGCCACCAAGCCAGGAAGGGGGCTGCCATCACGACGACGAATAACTGCCTGTCGGCCCGATCCAATCGCTGCACGATCTTTGGACCGACGACCGCGCTCCGAGGTGTACCGCAAGTATTCCTTGCGGGAGCGCTCCATTTTCTTTTCTAGTTGGGCGAGACTTGCACGCTGCTTGATTAGTCGCTCTTCAGCATTCGCAACATCTTCGCCCTTTTTCCGCATTGCTTCAAGACGCTTCTCGGCATTTGTGACGCTTTTGCGCTTTTTGTTTACCTCGTCAACCCGTGACTGTAAATCCTTCTTCGCTTCCTTCATGGAACGCCACGTACGGGCGCGATACACGCCATTGGCAACGCGCCGCGTGTTGTTGTACACGGAGTTCGCAAGTCCAGGGAACAGTTGTCGAGTCATGAACAAGGACTCGGTATCCATCGTTGCGCGAAGGATTGGATCAATGATGACGTTCGGTGGAATGTACGCGACACGAAGCAGGACGTTGTTGGAGAAGAAGATGTTCACCATGTCGAAGAACTGACCAGCGCCATACGCGAAGTCGCCCATCCAGGCTCGTGCACCTGACGCAGCGGAAGGTTTGGTCTTTCCCTTCCACCCGCCCTGCCGAGAACGCTTGTATGCGTCACGAACATTCTGGATCGTTGCCCGCTCAAGACCAGCGAGATCAAGCATGGTGATGTTGGAAGGCTCGGTTGATCTCAATTTCGGGCCGACCTGCACATTCAGTACAGCATCAGCATCTTCCCAAACGCCTGTATCCCGAGACTGCCGCTGGATATTCGTACGGCGCGAGTCAATGCCTTTGTAAATCTCTTCCATCTGCTTGATGAGAGTGCTGCCACGAGTGGACTCAGTAATCCCATCGACACCGTAGGCGCGAGCAATGCGAAGCATTGCGCCCTGCTCAATCTTCTTGAACACGGCGGCACGCTCAGTATCAGTTGCTGCACGCATGTAGCGACGGATAGCGTTCTGCTTGAAGCGAGCACCCTCTGCCGTGCCAAGCGCACGAATCCGATTCAACTCGCTAGAAATCTGCCACGCCGTTTCCATCTGACGAGGGTTGGAGATATTGATCTCTGCCCTGCGGCGGGCGCGTGACGGAGCATAAATGACTCTGACCGCACGCTGGAACGGGCCGTTCTCGTACAAGCGCGAGAAAACACCGTCACTTTCTGAGAAACCAAACTGACTGGCAGCCTTACGCATCCCACGGGGAACCGTGAAACGATCCGAAACGGAGTCGAATCCACCACCCAGGCGACCGCCCGTGGTCTTACTTAGTAAACCCTGACGGCTTGCATACGTCGAGATACCAGCACCCGACTCAACTTCGGCAATGAAGTCATCAATGGCGCGAGCGAACTGCGGATTCTTCTGCGTCCAGTCTTGGTAAATAGCCTGCAACTTTTGTGACCGCTGCACGCTTGGTAGGGCGTGGATCTGCGACATATCCTCAATTGGAGTGAAACGAACCCCAAAATTATCTACGGAATCAGCGGCAATCGGCTGCGCTTTCCATAGATCCTGCAAAGCCTTACGACTTCCGCGTTCTGCGCGAAGGTAGTTGATAACCGATGTCGCATCGTCCAGGCTCGCAAGAATCGTGATAGCCCGGTCAGGGTTCGCCACGCTGCCGTTAGCAACAAGCGGGTTCTTCGCAATCTTCAACGGGTCATTCGACTCAATCAACTGTTGAATAAGTCGAACGTCCCCGCTTCGCGGACCCGTATTTCCGTTATTGAAGTAGTCCTCCGCCTTGTCCAAGCGGAGCATGTACTTCTCAAGATCCTTAGCGCTTTTGATCGTGTTGCGTCCCAGGGCCATGCCCTTTGCCCCACGCCATACGGGACCGAAACCCTTCTCGGTTCCAATCATTACTCCGACATCGAGTGCAGATGACGCAGCCCAACCAGCGAACTGGCTCTTGTAAGCCAGGTCGCGCTCTTCTTGATCGAGGATATTGAAATCCTCTTGCATGAACTCGGGAAGAGCGTCCGAAGTCAGGTTCGTGTATTCGAATGGTAGGCGAGAAAGCGACTGACCAAGAGAGATGTCGTTCGCGTAATCTCGTGCAACCCGGCGAACCTGATCGGGCGACAGGTTGGGATTCTGTCGAGCAACCTCAGGCTCAAGCGCAAAACCTGACGCTGTTTCCAGAGCAGGCTCAAACGTGTTCTTGTACACGGTGTTGATGGCCTGCATCGCTGGATTGATGACGATGCCAAGTGGACTATTGAGGGCAGCCTGGACGGGCCGACCAACAAACTCTTCAACCGTATCCACCGCAGTCTTGTTCTGCGGTACAGGCTCCACAGTTGGCTTGAAGTTGTCCGCAAGACTTGATGGCCTCGATGGGGTTCCGGGGCTATCCGGCAGGGTTATCGCCACCAGCACCACCCCTCCGAATAATGTCGTTCAGCACTTCCCGGCGCTCCGACTCGTTCGCGTAGGGAATTTGCGAAAGATCCCACGCCAAAGGAGCCAGATCGAATCCCAACGCTTCAAGGTTTTCCTCGAAATAGCGCAAGAAAATCATCCGGCTGAAACACCTTTCAGGTATCGAACAAAAGCACGCATTGTTCCTGACGATGCTTCCGAGTCTGCGTACATCTGCATCAGAGGCAGATACGCACGCAAAGCCTTGTAGTCGTCAAGCATCGACTTCTGCGACATGCCCAACTGCTCAGGGCCAGGGCCAGGGCCAGAGGGCGCACCAGCCGTAACCGGCTCGTCAGGCCGTTCAGTCGGTGCATCTAGTCGCGTGATGTTGGGCATCGCTTTGGCTGAGCCGGACATCGGTGCGCCCTTCTGAATCCCCAAGAAATCCTTCTGCTCGCCGTAGCCAGCATCAGGAAGTCGCATGGAACCCTGCGGGGTTCCGTCGGTTCGCTTAGACAAGCGACCGGGGCCACTCACCGGGGCGGGGTTACTTGGTGAACGGTATCCACCTTGTCTAGCCACGGAACACCCCACTTATTCTCTTGCGTGCATCGGTGTCAAGAATGCGAGTCTGCGTACCGCCCCCGCCAATGTTGCGGGTGGCAACGTTGTACGCGCTGTTCTTCTTGAAGTTCCCACGGAACTTCTGGCGGCGACGCATCTCCTTGTCCCGCATTTCCTTCAATGCGGCAGCGGGAACCTTGCCGCGCAAACTTTCACGCAGTTGCCGGAAATCCTCGCGGCGCTGGAACTCTTCGCGGGTGATCCGGCGACCGTATTTGTCTTTCAAGAATCCTTGCTTGACTTCTGGCTTTGCCGATGTGCTTGTCGGTCGCACAGAGTTCTTGGAATCGAAAGCCTGACCGGGGATAACTACCGGGCGGTCGTTATCACCACGGAGTAGGTAGCCACCCAACATAACTGCTGCGGTTGTGCCTAAGGCGGCACCGCCACCGCCAAGAACATTTCTTGGTGTCAACCGACCACGAATACCCTTACCCTCGGCTTCGGCTTCGGCTTCCCGCTCTTTCTTTTTGTTTTCTTTCTTAGTCTGCCTTCCCGACTTTATGCCAGCATCGCGCTGCTTTTGGGTTGGGGTTTTATCAAAAACTTTCTTGGCACCCTTGCCGCCAGACATGATCCGGTCGGCATCGCCAGGGTTCAGAATTCCTTGGCGCTCAAGTTCGCGGTAGCGCTCGTAATTGCGGGCACGTACCGCTTCGGGAGAGTTGTCACCAGACTGCGGCTTGGGCTGCTCGGTTGATGCTGCGCCCTGAGGTTCCTCGGCCTGAGCCTCAGACTTCTTACCCTTCTTACCCTTCGTGGGTGCGGGATCGGGAGCGTCCTCAAACTGAACGTCATCGAACTCACGCTGCTGGCTAGGCTTCGGGTCGCTCGGACGACGAGAACCAGGAAGCGGTGGGTAGTCGCGAGGATCGCGGTACATTGACGGCGGGGTGTCTGGCCCGGTTACCAGCGTGCCAGGGGGATCACGCTGCTCTCCGTAGCCAGGGGGCGGAGTCTCAAAGCGCCGCTCAGGAATCTTGCCGTTACCGACAACCGGGCGAATACGTGGACCCAAATCCTCTGGCGTGCTACCGATAGTGCCGTCAGTCACCGTTCCATCGGCGCGACCAATACGCACATTCTGCTCAGCACCAGCCTGCGTTGTCCTCAGGCTTGGCCGTGGGCGGGAATAGTTGTCGAACGCTGTGTCTGCCGTGGAGGTCGGGTCGTAGTCCGGCCCCTTCGGATATTCCGGCGCACGCTTATTCGATCCCGGCTCACCCGACAGACGCTGACCGTCCATCAAGTTACGGGTACGGTCGTCAGCCTTCTGCGCTTGCTCTTCCGCCGTTGCGCGAGCCTGCAAGCGACCCTCAGGTGAATTCGGGTCAGGCTTGTAGATGCCGGGATCTTGATTCTTCGTTTCGCGGCGAACGGCATCCTCGGTGCGTGGAATCTTCCGCCCGGTAGCAGACTCAAACCGTGCGGCCTGAACCTCGGAACGCTGATCCTGCAACGCTGTCGGTCGAGTGAAACGGTCGGGGTCTTGGTACGGCGTTAGCCTTCCAGCGCTATCAACCCTGATGGTGTCATCAGCACCCGGTGACCGATCACGGGCACGCAACTGCGTACGCATCGTGGCGAGAATGTCGTCAATGCGAGTCTCGTTACTTGCACCAGTTTTCTTGTCCTTGAACGCGACAGATGCGCCGGAACCCGTGCCCTCTTCCATGCCCTGAGTTGTGACAGAGGTGGCTTGACGACGCTGCTTGCGGCGACGGGAAACAAAGTCAGAAACCTGGCTGCGATCAACGCCGACAACATCGGTTTCCTGCTGCTCGGCAGCCTTCTGCTCATCGCGCTTGGCCTTGCTCTTGGCCCGGTCGCCCTGCGCTACAACCGCCTTCTCTTCGCCAGACTTCTCTGACTCCGACTTCTTCATTTGCCGGTCGGTGTCGGTAGCGGCCTTACCGCGCCCCTCCGTCAAACGATCAGGCGTGGCCTGCACAACCTTGTCGTTCGGGTTGGCCTCGTTCCAGGCACGAACATTCTGCTGCCACTTACTGACAGCGCGGGAATGTGAAGAAGCGTGCTTGTAGTTGTCGCGGTTTGGAGGGTTCTCCGGTGGCTTCGACTTCGGAACCTTGACCTCGGCAGTACCCGTTGCCTTTTTTGGGGTCTTACGCCCAACGGCTTCGTTCGCGGCCTTCCGACCAGCCTCACCGACAGCCTCACCGACGGTCTGCTTTAGACCGGCTTTCTCGGCAACCTTCTTGCCGCCCTTGGCGACAGCGCCAGCAGCCTTGCCGACACCCTTAGCGCCAGGAAGGGGAACAGCGCCAGCAGTAATAATGGCAGCACCCAAACCGGGTGAAATGTCTCCACGCTCAACTGCGTCGAGTGTTTCCTGTTCGCCTAGCCAGCCGTACAACTGCTCCGCAGCGCGTGACCACGTATCCCTCTTACTCTTCGCGGGGAGGATCTTGTCGAGATCCTGCTGCAAGCGAGCCTGGGCCGCACCCCCACCACCGGGTCCAAATGTCGGAGTCGATGATGACGAATAGGTGCGGTCTTTCTCTGGCTTGCGAGTTGTAAAAGAGGGCCGTTCCCGCCTGCTTTTCGCGGTGTACGTTCTGTTGGGTGGTTCTCCCCTAGCCATATTTTCCTAACTACGCTTTGCCGCCCATTCGCGGGAGGAGCGAATCTTGGCTGCTTGCGCCTTCTTCTTGGCTATCATCTCTTTACGCGCAGCCGCTCGCTCGATGTCGCGTTCCATCTCCGCTGGTGTTTTTTCGCGACGCTTCGGGGCTACCTTCGGTGCGGCTTTTTTGACCGCCTTCTTGACTGGGTATTTGGTGACTGGCCCCTTTTTGGGGCCGCCAGGCCGCGCCATTTGTGAGGGCTTCTTGACTACCTTGACGTTGCTCTTCGGGAACTGCGACTTAGTTGCAGTCTTACCAGCCTGCGACCGAGCCAGGCCTCTCAGCAAGTTTGCGATTGCGTATCCAAGTGATCCACCCTCTTGAACTTGGCCTGGGGTAAATACGTTGTTGTAGTTCTTGGAGCGATTAGGTGGCTCGCCTTTCATCTTTGCCATTAGTAAGGCTTCTTCCTCTGCTGATCCTCAATCAACTTGCCAAGAGCGCCGGGGTTCCGAGCGAAACCCTTTGCCTTCGCCGTTGTTTCACCCTTGATGCGCTTGGCGTTAGCAACGCGCTTGCGGAAACCACGAGCGTCGTCCTTGAGGATTTCCTGCTTGGCGTTCTTCCTCTTGCGCCGAGCCTTCATGCCCAGGCGCTTGAGTGCTGGTTCTGCCCCGGCCTTCAAGCGCTCCATGCGCTTCGCGTAATCACCCACGACTACTTGAGTTTCTTGCCGCCAGCGCCGACACCCTTCGGGTGCGAACCCTTGTGAACCTGACCTCCGCCGACGACACCGCCGCCGTTCTTCTTCGGCATGATCGGCTGACCAACGGGGGCCTTGCCGGGCTTGCCCTGCTTTCCAAATGCCATTTCTTCTCCTTATGCGGGGACTTGCCGAACCACTCGGCCAGCAAGTACGGGGTTGCCCGACCCTGTAAGTCCGGCAAGTAACTGCTGCATCGGTGGCGGACCCTGCTCCATGCCGGGCATCGCGCCACCAGGCTGCATTTCGGGCTGCATTCCGCCCATTTGTTGTTCTTCTTCGGGATTTTCTGGTTCTTCGGGCTTCTCAAATGCTTTCGCCACCGCATCTTCCAGCGGTGTGCCCTTCTTGCGTTCGTTGATGACCATCGCCATCTTCTCGATGACCTCAATCGGGTCTTGCCCCTGCGTCACCATCTGCGGAACAGCAGCAGCAAGCGCCGAAACGCCAGCCTTGAGAGCGTCACGCATCTCTTCCATGTCAATAGCACGCTCTTCTTCGGCGGCATTCATGGTTATTGGCAGGTTTCGGCGGGTGAAGCCGCGAGAAATCAACTTGTCGCCGCGTGCCTGCAACGCAAACACCAGCGCACGGTTCGGGTCAAGTCCCGCCATCAGGCCGTACTCGATGTTCAGCCCATAGTTACCGGCAATGTCGGTAGATGGGCGATACTTCAACTTGTACGGGACACCATTGGCGCTGCCGGACACCTCACGCTGCGTGTCAGCGAAGTAAGACTCGTCCGTGGCGAGTGCGATACTCAACGCTTCACCGAGAGCATCACCCAGGATCGACTGCGCGGTCTTGATCTGCCCATCGAAGCCAGCCATGAGCGCTTTCACACCCTGGCCGGTGACAATCGAGGAATCCATCTGACCCGTTCGGGCCTCAGGGAAACGAGTACCGAACTTCAACTCGTCCGACAGAATGTTGTTCTCCGCGAACGCATACTGTGGAACGTCCAGGGGAACGCGCCGAATCTTTTCGGGGCTGTTCGACCGGATAACCGAGTCAGGACCGATGCTCAACTGGGTCACATCTTGCGGCAAAGCCAGCGGAGACTCGACACTCTTCTGCGTGGCCTCCATCATCAGCAGCGCGAGTCGCGCCTTCGCCGCGTACACCGGAAGAACGTCATCGAACTGCCCCCGGTTCTCCCCATCGAGGGACGGGCGCTGCGCGATAGCGACCGGGACGCGCCCGAGAATGTTTGACGTTTTCGCGAGCGTCAGCCCTTCCCGCTCAGGCAGGAACATGACGCTGTTGTCCTTGTCGTACCAGCGAACAACCTCAAGGAAGTTGGATTCGTCGGTGCTACCAAACATGCCCCGCTTGAGGATCTTGTCTGCGTACTCAGGGAACATCGCAGCCAAGTCACCTGCCTTGCGGCGGAACAGGTGAGCGTAGGCCAGCACATTCCCGAACCGATCAATGTCGAAATACGCACCCTCGCACGACTCCACATGAATGTGGGGGCGGGTTTCTGCGAAGTTGGGTTCCACGCGAAGGGGAACGAACCCGTAGGTGACAAGTTGATCGGCTGCGCGGATCAGATTCACACCCAAGCGGGAAGCCGAAACGTAATAGTTAGCGATCTTTGTGCGCTTGTCCGCTTTCGACCGGGCAGCATCGTCCAACGCTGAATCACCGGCAGCAGTAATCGTGGGGATAACCCCGATCTGCTCGGACAAGTCCTTAGCAACAACGTCGACCAGGTTCGCAACAATCGGACGCGACCACATTCCCTCAGGGAACAAACCAGGGAACACCTGCTCGGCGTGCCCGGCACGAATGAGCGCCACTTCACGCATTCGCTTATCGCGTTCCGCGTTCCTTTTGCGGATCGCGTCGAAGCGTTGAGCGTAACCGCTCACCCGCTCACCTCCTACACTCGTGCGAACTGCTGCGATGCAGCCAGATCGTCAAGATTGATGACATACCGTGAATCAACATCTCCGCGAGAAGCGAACTCGTTCTTCACGAACTTTGATACGCCAGACGATTGGTACAGAACTTCGCGGGCGACGATCTCGCAGAACCACAGCGCCATCACCGTGTCCATCTTCAAGTTCTTCCCGCGAACACCCGGCTGCCAAGTAACCAACTGCTCGATCAGTTTCTTCACATGCTCACTCCGTGAAGAATCCGGCAACTCGATCAGGTTGTCGCCAGCGTGCTTGGTGGACTCCTGGCCCTCCCGCTTGATTTTTGTGCCAAACAGGGGGGCCAGGGATGCAACACCAAACTCAGGGTCGGTCTTGTTGTTGTTCGTGTGATGGGGTCGGTACGCAATACCCCTCGATGCGAGGTAACTGCGGATCTCTTCGTCCTGAGTCAAGAACAACTGGAAAGCGTTCGACTCAACAATCACCGTGTGAGGCTTGTACGCCTCCGACCACTCCTTGATAAGCGAGCGGATAGCCGCAGGAGTCGGTGCGGTCATCACATGAACATCCATCACGTACCGCTTGTTCGTGCGCCGATCCACGGCATACGCAACAGCGGCAGTATCCCCCGACATCGCCGGGTCCAAGCCGATCACCTTGTAGAAATTCTGCGAATCCTTCGGGTGACCTGTCGCGCCAGACACCAACGCCCCCGGCTTCCTCATTCCATTGACTGCGCCTCTGACGCATACCGGGTCGAAGATGGCATCCTCGGCAACATCGAGGTTCTGGTACACCAGCGACCATTTGCCAGGACCAACCTCGTTACGAACAGCGTTCAAGCGTGGACCAGACCAACGCTCAAACAATCCGTCAGCGTCAGGCTCATCAGCCTCCGCCAACTGCTGCTCACTCTTAGGCCACAACGTGACCCAATCAGCCGTGTCCGGTTTGTAATCCAGCACGGCAGGCATAGCAAGATACGTCCACGGAATCGCCCCGTCGGTGTAATGCTCGGGATTCCGCAGTTCCTTGTACAAGTCAATCGGGGCAACCCGCGTGCCCACCACCAGCAGTTGACCGCCCCCCGGTGGAAGCCGCGACGCGACCTCCTGGCGAATCCAATCCATCTGCTTGGGCCACTCCCCCACATTGGAAAGCGTCACAACGTCATCGAGGACGATCAGGCTCGCACGCGAACCATAGATCTGACCTCCCATCCCGAGAGCCTCAACGGTCGGATCCTTCTCGCCGGAGTCTCGGGCATCCCCACCCAAATAGATCTTGTTCGCTGCCCATTGGTCGGCGGTAGCCCGGTACCCGTCAGCCGGGCCGAACGCCACCTGCAAGTCTGCATACTTCGGGTGGGTCAAACGCTGCTTGATCGCGTACAGGAACTTCTTCGCCTGCTCCTGGGTCTTGGACACCACCAAGACATTGATATTCGGATCCTTCGCGATCCGATACGTGACATAGTTGATCGTCACCGTCATCGACTTGGCGTGGTTCGGGGGCACATTCACCAGCAGGCGGGCCAGCCCCGCTGTGCCCGGCTCGTAAATCATCTGCTCCG